CTCTTTGAGAGAGTATTCTTGCTTCCATACTTTCTCTAGGGCATCATCGTCATCTAGCAGAGGTGCAGGTGAATCAAACTCACACTTATCATAGTTTTGATAACCATCGACTTTACGAATCTTGACTTTGAAGTTAGCACCTTTCCACAAGTCAAATGGGTTCATTGGCTTCTCATCTTCAAACTCAGGATGCATTGCACCATTGATTTTATCAAAGATGCTCTTACCATATTTAAATAGAAAAACTTTGCCGTTGTTTTCAGGACGTTTAGGATCCTCAACAACATAGATGTTTGAAACATAAGTTAGCTTACGCTTTTGATCACGGGCAATCTTTTTGTTTGCTTCAATGCCTGAGTTCCACAATTGTGTATTGTGTTCACAAACAGGACACTTTTCATTGAGTGTAGTACGGCAATCATCAATCAGCCAACCACCAGGACCTTGAAAGCCATGACGGAACATTTTGACCCATGGGAGTCCATCTTCATCTTGTGGTGGTTCAGGAAGAAAACGAATGACTGCATAACCATTACCAGACTTATCTAGTTCAGGTTTCCAGTAATGATCGTCATCGGAATTTGAATCGGAAGAAGTGTTGACTGCTTCTAGTGCTTTGGTGAGTTTGTCAAGGTTAGACGAACTCTTTTTGAGTTTTGAAAAATCCATTAGTATCTCCTAGTATAAACGTAGTATAAACGACTTGTCCACATACAGCTCATTATATCATAGTATTTAGTCATACTGCAAGAGCATCAAGTATCAATCTCTTAGTATTGCCTAAATCTCTATGTAATATACCGATACCACCATTGTCAATGAAACCTTCTATAACATAGTCAGTATCATCAACAAGAATGGTACTGGCACCTCTGGCATAAGTACCTTTCAATCTGCTACCTGGAATAATGTTTTGCTTGTACTTGATGCCATGATCTTGTAACCACTTCTGTTTTTGTTCTGTTACTTCTTTGTGATATTTTGGTCCACCACTTGAACTTAGAATTTCAATATTGATGTTAGGAATAGAATCAACAAACTCTAATAGTTCTTGAGCACCTGGCCACCATTCAAGTGTTGCAAAGTTACCACCTTCAATGAATGTTGACCAATCTGAATTGAATTCTTTTAATTCTCTAGACCTATTAGCAGATTTATTAAAAAGTTCTTCAAATCGTTTTTCAAAGTTAGCCAACACTCCATCCATATCCAAGTATAGTGTTTTCATAAGTATTTCCTCACAATATCACGAAATTTTATTTTATCATAAACAACGAACGGCGTATATTTTTTTATCTTTCTTTTCCAAGTTGGCCATATTATATCATCATCAATTTTTTTCTCCCACATTGGTAAAAAGTTCATCAAGTCATTAAGTATCACGACAGTTTCTAAAGTCACTTTATGTCTGAGTAATTCGTCATATAGTTTTGGTGATGCAGATTTGACTGATATGAAATCTTTATGGTGGTCAAACAAGTAAGTTATATCATTTTCAAAAGTATATGTCAAGGACTGTTTTGTTTTTAACCAATTTGTGTAATTATCTTCTGCTTCTGGTGTCAATAGTTCACCGACCCAATGAAAGTCTTGGCGAACAAAGTTAGATACCAAAAAGTCTCTACAATCTTCTAATGAATATTTTCTGGATAATTTGTAAAAAGAATATTTGTTTTTGTGAGTAAGAAAAGATTCTTTTGTTGTATTTGTTTTGCCGTTATATTTGAAGTAATCGTAACTGTCAGATATAAAATGCAATCTTAAAGACTGATACATCATATAGACGGCGTATCCGCCATTTTCACTCATAGAGGTAGTCTGTTTATTTTCTTTAGTTGATTGTTCTTTTCGGCTTGTTCTCTGATTTTTGACTTGAGTGCTGATGATACAAGAGAGGATGCAACCTCCACCTCTAAACCTGTTTGTTCACAGTGATGAAGAATTGCATCCAATAAGTCACAGTTCATTTCTCCTGCCATAGTTTCAATCATCAAACTGAATGTTTTTATTTCTTCTCTTGTTGGCATTATGTTCTAGTATAAAATATATGATTACCAATTTGCATTACCACACCACTCTTTTTCCAACCAGGATTGATGTAGGCTCCATGAAAATACATTACGTTATGTGCTGCTATTTTAGCATGAGCAATAGGTTCTGTCAATGCTTTTCTGGCAATGTATTGTGCTTCTTCCCATAGGTATTGGTTTTTATTTGTGTGAACTTTTTCACATACCCAACTAAATTGGCATAACATTCTTCCATTGATTTTATCTTTTTGATAGACAACGCCACAGATTGTATTTGGATATCTGTTTGACTTTGTTCTATTGATGGTAACCTGTGCTACGGCAAGTTTTCCTTCAAAGGATTCTCTACCTGCTTCGTAGTAGATATTGTTGGCAAGACACTCAACGTCTTTTGCCATGACTTGTTTAGTTTCTCGTTCAATTTCATTTGCAACTTGATCTGGTATTGTATATGCAAATACGGACAGAGATAATAGTGTTGCTACAATTAAAAAACTTATTCCGCTAAAAATATTTGTGAACTTATCTTTAAGCATTATTTCTCCTTAGTAGTTAGGGAGAGGCCGAAGCCTCTCTTGTCCCGATCAGGTAGACTTTTTGCTAGTAGTCTTTTCTGTTGTGATGTTTGAAACAAAACCGTTCAAGGACTGTGCCTTGGTAATAATTTCGTTTTCTGTGGGATATGTTGGATATGCTGGATGATCAGGTATTGGTTGTCCGTTTAGTTTTGCAGACTCTACCTTTACATGCCATTCTTGTTGAAGTCGATCTTTGTTAGAATGATATTCCTCTAACAAAAGTTCTTTCGCCATTCTTAAAAGTTCAAGACGAATTTCAAAAGGTGTAAGATTACTCATAGTTTTCTCCTTGTGTGTTGTGTGTAAGTGGTGGTTTTTTAGGATTGCTCCTGGGTGATGCCACCAAAACCCAGTGTATAATACTATTTATAGTTGTCCAGCTTTGTAAGCCTCAAGAGTTTTCTTGAACTTACCTGCATGAGAACGTTCTGCTTTTGCAAGTGTTTCGAACCAATCTGCAATTTCATCAAAGCCTTCTTCACGGGCAGTCTTAGCCATACCTGGATACATATCGGTGTATTCGTGAGTTTCACCTTCAATGGCAGATTCAAGTGCTTCTGCAACATTATTTACTTGCATACCTGTTGCAGGATCGCCAGCGGAACCATTTAACAAATATTCCATGTGACCGTGTGCATGTCCAGTTTCACCTTCTGCTGTGTGACGAAATACCGCAGCAACTTCTGGTGAACCTTCAATGTCAGCCATGTTTGCAAAATATAGATAACGGCGATTTGCTTGTGATTCACCTGCAAATGCTTCTTTCAAATTCAATTCAGTTTTAGTTCCTTTGACGCTCATAGTATCTCCTAATTATCGATTCGCAATATACATTGTGATTTCAAAACCAAAACGCATATCGTTTGCTTGTGGTGTCATCCAAGTCATAGTAGTCTCCTAAAAATGTCGCAACAAAATGTTACGACTAAGATTATATATTGACTAGATGGGATTTGTCAAGTAGTGAAAATCATGATAATCATCTACTGATAAAGCTCTCTTACCATATCACAGTCATTGAAGTCTAGTGAAAGTAAAATTCTTGGATATGGAATACCAGGTTCGGTATCGTATACCCTATGTGGAATGTTATATTTGAACAGTAGAGGACGATCAAATACAAAAGAGGTGATTTCAGATTCTACATCACACATTCTATAGATACCAGTTTCATTCTTAGAAACAACATCTTGGCTTGGTGGTTTATATGGAGTTTCTCCAGTGGTTAAAAGATTAACCGCATCAGGTTTCATCTTGTACATCGTTGTAGTAGTACCAGGTAAACATTGATATATTGGCCAATTAATTCTGTAATCTATTTTACTTATAGATGCATCAGAATGAAGGCCTAGGCGAAACCCAGAACCATCTCCTGCTGTTATAACAAGCACCGAGCATGAAATGACTTCAACGCCTAGTTTATCTAATGCTGCTTTTAAATCAGGACATCTTTCAAATACTTCTTCATGATTCAAATAATTCCAAAGTAAACCATGTTCTAATATATCATACTTTCTTTGGCCTGGTCGTGTTGGATGAAATGTGAAAAGAACATCATTGTTAGGACGAATATTCAAATACAACTCATTGAGCATTAGGTACTCAAGTTGTTTTGTAATATCAAGATGGTTTTCTATGTCTAAAAATTTATATGGTATCATAGTGATCTAAAGTATTTAAAAATTAATCTCAAACCAGTTGATTGGGTAATAAGGACAACTGGTAAAACCCCAACTAGCTTAAGCGGCTAGTGCGAAACGCTCATCATTTGCGTTTATAGATTTGCTTGATTTACGGTCATCGCCTACCGTGTTGTCCATCTCTTTACTCATTGCCCTGTCGAAACCAGGTCAGCCCCATCAGAAGTGTCCTGCTGTTCACAGGTCGGGAATTCCAATCCTCAGAGTCTTGTTAAACTCTTACATATCACCCTAAACAACACTTCTGGTGGAGCTGGGCGGAATCGAACCGCCGTCCAGAACACCTTTCAGTCAACTTCATACAACAATACGGTACACACTATGTAGGATTCTCACCTACGTTACCGACCAGCGGTATCTTAGTTTCTTCGTCGCCTTTGCCACTTCTAGATGAATAGTGTGATAATTTATTTATCGGTTTTGCCCCATTTTATTTTTAACCAAATCCTTTCATGTATATAATAGTCCAAGCTCAACAGAATATGTAGTATCGTAGCAAATCCTGTGGCCTGTGCTATACTACCTGTAAAGAGGTAAGTGTAAAATATAGTGAACAACCAAGCTGTAATTCTATAGCTGATCATTCTTGCTATGGTTCTTTTATGTGTTTCTGTCATTTATTGCTTTATCAACAAAATAGATATTTACTGCATTACCAAAGGTAAGCAGAAAAAACATGGTTAGTCCCATGATTGTCTCCTATACGTAATGTAAGTATCCTCCAACAATGTACTTAGGTCCACTAACAGGAGGCAAAGCAAGGTGTGGATGTGTCCATAAAGGAGGAAACATCAATAACTTTCCTGTTTTAGGTTGAACTTTTATACTAGGAGAAACTTCCCTGTTTAATTGAAATACTGTTTCGCCACCCTCATTAACGTCATTCAAGTACCAAAAATAAGCTAAAAATCTTCTTGCTGAAAGATAATCTTTAGAATCAACATGAAATTTAAATTCATCTTCAGTATTTGGTAAATATCTTTTTATTCTTAACTGCTCATACAACATTTCATTTGGCCAAGACTCATCATCAATATTGAGATCCGATTTGTATCTTTTTAGATACTCATGCATTGTTCCAAAGAGAACTTCAAACTCTCTACCCCAAACATCAATGTGGTGATTGATGTTTATCTGTTTAAAAGAATGATGGTTTTCATGGTAAAGATAATTGGTGGTGAATCTTTAACTGCCATAATAACAACCAGGTTATCAATAGGGATACCAATCAGTTCTTCATACATTAAAGCATATGCTGTAGTTTGCCAGAAATAATCTAATACATCATCTCTTTTCTTTGGTCTTGCAGAGGTCTTAAAATCAATTACAGAAAGTACTCCGTCATACTCTGCAATACAATCTACTCTACCAGCCATACCTATTGCTTTAGACCACAACGCTTGCTCTTGATAATGAATGTTGTTTATCTTGTTCAGATAGGGTTTTATTGAGAGAAAAAACTCAACAGCATCAGGCATCACACCTTTCATATAATCCTGTTTATTATTTAGATAGTTCTCACAGATAGTATGCACATTAGTGCCACGGGAAGTAGCTTGTTTAGAGATACGATTGGCTTCCTCTTCGCCGACTCTTGCTCTCCATTCCATGATAGCTTTTTTCTTTTTGGATCCAACAACAGTAGTTACAGATGGCAACTTAGTACCATCTGGCAACTTATAGTATCTTTTACCGTCAGGAAAAGTTTCTGATTGTAGGTCTTGTAGTTCTTTAGGTGGGCAATAGTTAAACATTATTTAAATCCTGGACCACCAACCCACAATACTAGTGAGCGGCGAATACCTCTAGTGACTGGAGTGACACGATGTAATGTCCATGACGGAAAAAACCATGCACGACCTTTTTTCTGTTCCAATTGTTTAATATCATCATTACCATATTTGACTTGTAATTCACCTCCTTCGAACTCAGAAGGATCACTTAACATCAATGACATTGATAATTTTCTATAAACATGATTTGAATTGCATAGACTAGCATCAGTATGCCAATCGTAGTGTCCTTGATCATGTTGTGTATATACACCTAGCTGTGCTGGTTCATAACAACCCGTTAGATCAAATTGAAAGAATTGACGATTAGCAGACCAAATTGCATCTGTTATCTTTTCCCAAATGTGATGATTTTTTCTATCAACACGCATCCAAGAAACATTGGTTCTACGTTTTTCTTTATCCACTAGTCCAACACCATCTGCGCCAATTTGAGCATCATGTTGGTCATGCCACTCAGGACGAGAAAGAATGTAGTTGATTTCATCATCAGATAGAAATCCTTCCCAATAACAAATATCATCTTTCCCCGGTGCATTGAATGGTGCAACAGGAAATATCAATTGTTGTGACATAATTAACTCACTTTCTATACATATCAATCATACGATCTCTTACAAAAGGATGTTGTCCATTCCATCTCTTATCACCAATAAACTCAGCATATGGACCATTAGCACGAACAAAATGACAGAATACTTGTCCAGAATAATAATGTTCTGGACCATCACATGGCTTTCTCCAATGCAATAGATCACATCCTTTATATACAACACCATCACCTTCTGCTAAATCATAACGGTGACCTGCCATGTATATAGGCCAAGAATAATGATGGGAACGACCTAGTTGTATTGTAACAGATATTTCACATGAAGGTCTATCAGAATGTATCTTTAACTCATCATCATTACCATATAAACGAGCATACGAGTATGTGGGAAAGAGTTCTTCCTCTAACGCTTCCTCTAATCTTGGCCATACCATTTCTAAAATAGTTTCACAGGCAAGTTCACCATGACCTGCTGCTTTTGAGTTTGGTATTTGATCGTCGCCACCTACTCCCATCGCACCTTTTACCGCCAGCAGATGAGTCATAAACTTTGATATTTCTGGTGATACTATGTTTTTAAAAAGCAAAACACCTTGTCTGTTGAAATGTTCACGGGCACTCATATTAATTCACCTTTTACTTTTAATCAATAAAATTCTTCAACTATAACGATTCCTTCACCACCACGAACGAGAACTGATGGTGGTGTGGGTGAAATGGCTGGTCCACCAGGGTTAACACCACCATGACCACCAGCACCATAAGCAACTGTAGAAAGTGCAGGAGTTCCCGGTGAAATAAAACGGCCTCCTCCACCAAAAATGGAACTTCCTCCTTGACCACCAACGGCGTTGAATGATATTGGTGTTAATTGTCTAAGACCCTGGGTGCCTGCACCACCAGTAAAATTGACATCTCCTCCCGATCCAGACCCTGCATTTATGCCGGCATATATACTAGAACCCGAATCTCCTGCTGTGGCTGAAACAACAGTTAGTGGTGCTGCCCCAAAGGAAGAAGTTCCATTTGCTTGCGTCACGCCTGGGCCAGGTAATGATGTACCAACAACATAAGGTTGAGGACCAGGTATTGATGGACCAGGATAATATTTAATTGCTGCCCCACCACCAGCACCTCCACCAGCACCTTGTTCTGCACCTGGTCCAGGAAGAACGGCATTTGGTCCACCAGCACCAACTACAGTAACCTTTATTGCCTTTAATGAATTCTCACCTGTTATATTAGGTCTAGGCCAAGTTCCTGGACCTGATGCTGTGTAATACCTTGTTATACTACTACCAACTGGATTACAATATGCTGTTGTTTGTCCACAAGGCTGATTATTAAATATAATTTCAGTATTGCTAAATGTTATTGGCATTTCTTAACTCTTTAAAAAAATTCTTCAATTATGACGATACCCGGTGCACCCGAACCTGCGGAAATATTAGGTGAGGCTGTGTTTGCACCTCCACCACCTCCACCGTAACCAGTTCCTGGTAATCCAATAGCACCCCCACCACCTAAAATAGAGCTACCTCCAATACCAGACCAAGTTGTTACATTACTTGATATACTACGTCCTGATTCTCCCGCCTGTCCCCACATAGTTAGTGCTGAACTCTTAAGTGGATTAGCAATAGGTACGCAACCATATCCTGCTGCTCCACCAGATCGATTATTAGCTACATCAGGAAGTGTATTACCGCTACCAGCATATGCTATAATCTGAACTGACTGTGCCGATGCAGGTCCTGTTGATGGTCCACCAAAGGTTGTATTTGAAGAACTAACAATAATTGATATAGGTTCAACTATGCTTGGGCCAGGATATATTATGACAACTGCACCTCCTCCACCACCACCTCCACTTGATGTATTCGCATCAATATTACCTCTCCCAGGACCGCCAGCGCCCACCGCAGTAACTTTTATTGCCTTTACACCTGGTGCTTTAGTATAAGTGGTATCAGAAGTATAGCTAAACATTCTAGGAGTACCACCGACATAATAAGGCACGGTTTGTACCGTACCATCATTAAATGTAATTTGTGTATTATTGGCTGTTATGGGCATTTTTAATATTATTTTTCGAGTAGTGTTTTCGTATTTATTTTATTGATATTAATAGTATTCTTCAATTATAACAACACCTACACCTCCGAGGCCGAAGGAATTAGGAATTCCTGGTATGCCACATCCAGAGGCACCGCCACCACCTCCACCGTATTTGTTTCCATCACTACCTGATGCACCTCCACCACCTAAGGATGACATTCCACCAACTCCTCCATTATACAGTCCTGATATGAGGTTTGCTGCTCTTCCTCCTGAACCACCTCTAATATTAATGTCTCCATTTGTACCGATACCACCAGTACCTCCCGAAAAAGCTGTTCCGGTGTTACCGGCAGTTGCAGAAATAACTGTTAGTGGAGCAACACCAAAGGAAGATGTATTGGCGGCTCCTCCAGCTCTGTATGGTTGAGGTCCGGGTATTGATGGTGCTGGATAATATCTTATTGCTGTTCCTCCGGCGCCGCCACCACCAAAAGCCTGATTAAAGTTTGAGGGAGTAGGAACTCCTGGGGTACCTCTACCACCTCGATTACCACCACCAACAACGGTCACTTGTATTCCTTTTAACCCTGTAGGTTTAGGCCAAGTTCCAGTAGTATTGGCCGTAACAGATGGTCCTTCATACACTTTTCTTTTACTGTTAGATATTCTTTGACGAAACCACTTCGGACGATATCTTCTAATCCAAATTTGATATGATGTACGTCTTTGATATTATTTAGTATACGGACAGCATCCGTCAAGCCAGACTTCTCTTTCTTATTGTTTAGGTCATTTTGATTATAATCTCCACACAATATAAATCTACAATTCTCTCCTATGCGTGTCAATACTGTGTCGATTTCATGAAATGTAGCAGATTGAAATTCATCAAACACAATAATACAATCTCTAAATGTTAGACCTCTTAGAAAGCTGGTTGTTTGAAACTCTACAATTCCTTTATGTATTAAGAAGTGCCATGCATCGCCTCGACCAATCAATTCGTTGACGATGTTCTGATACGGTTCTTGATATATCTTTGCTTTTTCTTCAAGTGTACCTGGTACAAATCCTAAATCTCTTGAAGGTACTGCTGAACGAATGATAATGATTCTGTTGTAATGTGATGCATCGTCTAACAAATCTTTAAGACCAAGATACATTGCAAGAAAAGATTTACCTGACCCTGCTGATCCTGATAAGACTAAATGATTACCTGCTTCATATGCTTCAAATGTTCTTTCTTGATTCTCTGTTAAAGGCTTTATTTTTTTAAGTGAAAAATGTTGTGATTTGGCTTCTGCTGCTGCTGTTCTTTTTCTTGGTGCCAATTGTTTCTCCTTTACCATTCACGAGGCATTTTAGTTTTGTGACCATGCTTTACTGTATTGTGTGGAACTTTTTCTTTGATGCGACCTATAATCTCTCTTTCAAATCTTGCATCGGGTTGACCAATACCAGGAACAGACATACGCATACCATCACCTAAGATGGGTGCTTCGTCTATGTATCTTTCTAAGTGGGGATTTTGTTCTTTGAATTTATCATACTGTGATATTCTCATAGTATGTTCTTCAATTTCATTGGTTTCTTTGTTCAAGAATTCGTATGTTGGCATAGTGTTATATCATTAGGTTTGTCATTAATAATCGCAGTAGAGGTTACTCTATCTATTTGAAGGTAACCGTGACACACAATATTCCAATGTTGTCCATCTTCTTCAGATTCACCTTTACATGGCACATTGATAGTCACATTCTTAAAAAGATATTCTCTATTGTTTTCAAATACTCTCCAAACATGATCAGGTGTGCCTCTACCTGGATTACCTCTTGTTTGATTGTATCGTATCTTATATTTATTCATATGATAATTGTTTCGGATGGTGGGTTATAATTTTTAATTCTTCCTACACCTAGATTGAAATGAATAAATGTGAAGGAATCGTCATTTCCATTTCTAGTAAATCCGTGAGGCAACCATGAATTAGTGAAATATAACATCCCTGGCTTTGGATCAAAAAAAGCAATGGTGCTTGCATCGGTCAACTCATTCACGTTTTTGGGAGGCATGTTAATTTGACGTTTTGCTGGTCTTGGATCATATACAGAAAACTTACAAGAATTTTCTGGTACATCTAAGAAATATATTCCTGTCAGTTGATTACCAAAACCATGTACATGTTCTTCGTGACCAGAATATTTTTCGTGTTCTTGACACCAAAACTCCCTACACGTTACGACCCATCCTTCCATATTGTAACCTTGTGATTCTAAGATATTATGTCCAGTACCACAAATATATTCAACCATTGGATACAGTCTAGAATCATCCATATACTCTGTCATGTGTACAGGATATGCAGGATTACAAGTGGATTGTTTTTTTGTTTCTGCTAGATAGGCATAAGAAACTTCTTTCGCTATCTCAAGATATTGTGGGCTGTGTATCCAGTACACATTAGAAGGATAAAGACTTTGTACATTCAGCATATTTTCCATCATTCAATCTTCCATAAAATATAGTATAATTATATATGATTGTAACGTAGTAGTCAAGTATATTTAGTTCCAATACTTACTAGCATCTAAATTCTTCCAATATTTCTCATTGTTTCTATTCCAAAAATTCTTGATGAGGTACCAAGCCATACCAAAGTAACCCATCTTTTTAAATCGTCTAGCATCTTGGCCAAAATAGTGATTTATTATTTTAAACTTTTTGGGATCATACATTCGTGAAAGGAAGTAATCTTCTGACGTTAAAAACTTATCTTGAAACCCACCAAACTCATCAAACTTACTCTTGCGAGTTAACATGAATGCACCAACAGCAAAAGGAGAGAAATGTTTTAGTATATGATTGATCTTATTGAAAATCATAAACCCAAGTTCTGCTTTCCAATTATCTTCATAACACTTGATGTTTGCTCCAATCAAATCTAAGTTGTTGTGTTCCATCTCAAAAACAGCATCACGAATTGTGTAATTATCAAAGAATATTACATCGGCATCTATGAATAGAATATAAGGTGTCGTAACTAGTTTGGCTGCATTATTTCTTGCAGTTGCAACAGGACCACCTTCAATAATTTCAATATTCAAAAAAGCACGATTATTTCTTATTACTTCTCTAGTGTTATCTGTTGAACAATCGGCAATAATAATTCTAGTGTCACCTATCTTCTGTTGACGTAAAGAATTAAGCAAATGATTTATATAATTTTCTTCGTTCCTACAAGGAATAACAATAGTAATTTTATCGCTTAGTTTCATCTCTTTACACACTTTCCTTCAACTTTGAAATTATCAAACTTCAACCAGTATGTCATAGACTGTAAAGTTTGTTCACATTGTTGTTGTGTTTCAAACTGCAAATTAATTCTTCCTGGAATGTCCTTTGGATTGTTTATGTGTACCGCTATCAATATCATCAACCACATTATCGCTCTCCTGTGTCCATGTGACTATTTCCCATCTGCCATCATGATGCTCAACAAGTGCAGTCAACGATTCAACCCAATCACCATCATTCATATAAACAACACCATCAATTTCTTTTATCTCTGCATGATGAATATGCCCACAAATTACTCCATCAAATCCTTTTTTCTTACAATATACTGTTAAATTTGTTTCAAATTGAAACATGAAGTCTACTGCTTTTTTTACCCGGTGTTTAAGATAGCGACTGAGACTAAAATAACCAAAGCCCATTCTATGTAAGATGCTATTGATTCTAGTATTGAAAGATAAAACGGCGTCATATGCTTTGTCTCCTAAAAATGAAAGCCAAGGGGCTAGCCTTGTAATACCGTCAAACAAATCGCCATGTACCACAAGATAATGTTTACCATCAGCACCAATATGTTCTATTTGATTGTATACTTCTACCATTCCGAAATTTAAATTGTATTGTAAATACGGTCTGAGAAACTCATCATGATTTCCCAATACATAAACTACTCTAGTGTCTCTCTTAGCATGACCTAATATTCTGCGAATCACATTTGTGTGACTTTGTTTCCAACGCCATTTATTCTGTTTAATTTTCCACGCATCAATTATATCACCCACAAGATATAGTGTTTCACATGTATTATGCTTGAGAAAATTGTTAAGATGTCCGGCTTTACAATCTTTCGTTCCTAAATGAACGTCGGATATAAAAATACTACGGTATGTTTTTTGCATATTAGTTCTGGTTACGGGTCCAGAGTCACCTTATCATTGTGACCGATTTATATAATTAGAAGTTTAGTTGGCTTCTAAACATAATAGCACGGTCACCATTCACACGGCTACCTGAGCTACCTACAAGTGCATCAAATTTAGTGTCAACATAGTTCACCATGAAACGCATATTATCGGTAACAAACCATGTGATACCATAGGTCATGGCAGTAGCACGATTTGATTTACCAGTAGCAACTGTGATATTGCTGGCATCAAACTCACTCATACGCACATTGACTTGCACGGCACCTTTACCACCTTTGTCTAAAGGATTAGCAGGTTTGATTGCACCAAATACACCATCTTTGTAGTTATATGATTCACCAGTCAGATTGTATGCTGCAAGAACATAATAGCCTTTAATTTCTTGATTGTTTCCTGTTGTAGGATCATATATGAAATTAAATTGTTCTGCTTGTACTTTCAAAGCATTATATGCAAATGCTGCTTCAAGGCCTTGACGGGTTCTCTCAGTTACACCACCTAATGCAGAGCCAGTGAACCAAGCATTTTGTGAACGTGCTTCTGTTCTGCCACTTGCTGGTGCAACACCACCTTTGATTTCACCTGTACTATATGCAGCACCTAAGTGTAGTGTATATGCTTTGCTACCTTGTAGTTCAGCAATGTTTGTAGTCACACGGCCAATATAATCAAATCCATCCGACACAGCGTCTTTGTTAGCACGACCACGACTTGCTGCAATAGCGTATGTCAAACCAGGCTTAGGAATACCGTGAATCATAAAACCAGTTTCTTTACCAGGAATAAATTCACCTTCAACTTGACCAATCAAACTACGCTCCATCATATCAAGATTGTTGGAACTTTGCAGTTGCTCAAGACTGAATGGCATCTTGAATAAACCGAATTGGTATTGTAGTTCTGGATTGGCTGCATAGTTTACCCATGCAACATCCATTGTGGTTGATGAAGATGCTGCACCGACATCATTACCAAAGTTACCAGAGAATTCATATTTGATGTCTTTTGCGAATTGTCCACGAACACCAAATCTACCACGGCGCATCTCTGCTACGTTTTGATACGAATCCGTGGTTTGACCGACACCGTAATTTGGTGTGTACTGTCGATAGTCCATATGTAATCGACCTGTAAATTGAATGGTGTTGTTACCATCTTTTGATTTAAGTCCGATTCCATTTTCTGTGACTGAACCATCGTTTGCTCTGGCTTGTCTATATTTGACTGAATCGCTAACGTCTTTGTCAATTCGCTGTTCTGCAAACTTTTTGTTTTCTTCTCTTTCTTCATATGCTTTGAGTTTTGATTCATATTCTTTTTGAGTGATTACATTCTTCTCTCTGAGAATATTCAATGTTTCTTTATACTCATCAGCATATGCAGGAATTACTGCGGCTAGTGCAACTACGATAGAATGAAACTTGCACCTGTTGCTGGCCAAGCATCCTTACCTGTTTGCCATGTGAGTAACAAATACATACCTGGTGCATTTTTCCAATCTGCATTTGCGGCTGCTGCTTTGAATGTAGAATCATCAGGTGATACAAAATTACCATCACGATTTTTTAGTGATGCATAAGGAATTTTATTTCTCTTTGCATATGCATATTCAACATAACCAAACGCACCTTTCAGTCTTTGTACTTGTGCTGCAACACCTTCATTGCCTTTACCGCCTACACCCACTGGCCATTTAACTGCTGTACCTTCACCTACTGCTTTGGCAAATTCTGCATTGGCTTTGCCTAAAAAGTTTGTCCAGATAAATGTAGTCCCTGAACCATCTGCACGATGCACAACAGTAATATTCATTGCAGGTAGATTAACACCAGGATTGATTTCTGCAATTGCTTTATCATTCCATTTTGTAATTTTACCTAAATGAATATTTGCAATAATCTCAGGTGTGAGTTTTAGTTTGCCCGATTCAATACCATCTAGATTAAATACAGGCACAACACCACCGATGATTGCAGGAAACTGCATCAGTCCTTCTTTATCTAATTCGTCTTGCTTCAATGGCATATCACTTGCGCCAAAGTCAACTGTCTTGGCTTTGATTTGACGAATACCACCACCAGAACCGATTGATTGATAGTTTAGACCAATGCCAGTTTGTGCTTTGTATGCTTCAGCCCACTTAGCATAGATTGGGAAAGGAAAGGTTGCACCTGCACCAGTAAATTCTGCTGCTGATACAACCGTAGAGAGAAATAGGAAGGATGCTGCTAATACTTTTTTGAATTTCATGTTATCTCCTTTGGTTGAACTGCTTAAACACTCAAAAAGTAACGGAACTGTCACAATTTGAAATTTTTTTTAAGCGTACAACCCAAGTTCTTGGTTGATATCAACCATTTTCTGGAGACAACCTTCAGTATACCATTTAGGTATAGGTCTTGAATTCACTTTACCTTTCCATGATGCAAGATGCGTCTTATTATTTATGTAATAATTTCTGTAAGAAGCAATGGAATCACCAGAAATTTTTACATCTTCAGGCATAGCAGGTGTGGGTTCAGTAAATACTCTATCATTGGGAATATTCTTAGGATGAATTCTCAATGCTTGTACTAGGCCTATCTGCTCACACTTATGCACCTTACCGTAACGATAGGTATATTCTTTACAGAGAGCCATCAACAAGTGAACAAGCCAATCATAGTTTGCTGCCGATTGTCTTGCCCAAACAGCGGATGGGTGACTGATATGAGTAGCAGAGTAGTAGACATTCTCCATCTCATTGTTCAGTACCCAACGCTTAACATTACGACCAGTTTTTGATTTGGCTTGAGTTTCTGTGCCATCTAGAATACGGTGAGCCGTAGAGAGTAGCTGACAGTATTCTAGAATCATTTTAATGCAATGTTTGTCGTTGTGCATCTCTGCACACTTCACAGGATCATTATGTAGATAAAAGATGTTCATGATTAGAACTTAGGGATCTCCAGTTTATCGGTTTTCTCTTTTGATTCTTTCTTGGTTGGGAAACGAGCAGAAATAGATTCTGCCGTTACTGTTTGCATTGCAAATTGTTTGAATTGTTCATAACTATCTTTTACGGCATATGCAGACTTACCATTAACAGCAGCAGAATCAGCAAAGAACAATACACAACCACCAGCAGCAAGTGGAGCAATCTCAATAATATCATCAAGATTGATGATTACTTTACAGCCTTTTTCTACAGAATCAACTTCAATAAATGTAGCCATTATGCCTCCAAATCGGGTTTAGAATTATCTTTAATTTTTGCTTGCTTTGCTTTTGCTTCTGCAATCTCTGCCCCAATGAAAAG